TTAGCCACTGGCCTTCTTGCTGGCATTGTGAAGCAGCGTGACTTTGTCGAGCCCCGCGCGCGCGAGTCGCTCCTGGTTCGCCGATTTTGTGTAGAGCTCGGCGTGCTTCAGGTTTGTGTGACCGAGCGTATCCATGATCTCGCGGGTGGTCGCGCCGCTGTCGGCGAGCATGCCGCCGAGCGTCTTGCGCAGGCCGTGCAGGGTGCAGCCTTCTGGGAGCCCGGCCGACTTCGTCCAGTCGCGCATGCGACCGGTGAGCGACTTCGGGGAGAACGGTTCGCCGTACGCGGTCTTCAGGATTGTCGGGCCCGAAAGATCGGTTTGTGCGAGAGCTTCCTGCAGCATCGGCGTGATCGACAGCCGCAGATCCCGGCCGGTCTTCACCTGGGTCAGAACGATTCGGTCGCCCCGGATCGCCGAAACCGGGAGCGCGGCGACGTCGCTGCGCCGGTTCCCCAGCCAGAGCGCTAGAGCGTAGACGAGCCGTGGCGTCGTCCCGAGGGGCCAGCGCTCCTCGAACTTGGCCCGCTCTGCGTCCGTCCAGGCGCGCCACCCCTTGGTCTCCGGCCGGTATCTGAGCCGGTAGCTCGGATCGGTATCGATCCATTCCTCGTCGAGGCCGGCGAGAATCATCTTCCGGATGACGACCAGGAGATGCCGCGCCGCGTGCGGCTTGTCGCTGCGATCGGCCAGTAGCGCCTTCAGATGCCGGCGACGCAGATCCGCGATCGGCACCTCTCCCCAAGTCGTCTTGCTGCTCTCGGCGATCTTCGAATCGAGGAAAGCCTCGGCGATCGCCGTCTGCTTCTCACGGGTGACGGTGTCGAGCTGCTTCCACTCGAAGCTGCTGGTGACGACTGTGCGCCACGCCGCCCGCATCGAGCGCGGCGCAGCAGCTGTCGGCAATGGCCGGACGTCCGCCTTGCGCGGCGCACGGCCTTCGACAGCGGCGCGATAGGCTTCCTCGAACTGCGGATGACCGGGCTGATGCGGCAACGCGACCGTCTTGCCGGCGCGCCGGAAGCGCCAGCGCTCGCGGCCGTGGCGATCGGTATAGGGGCTGGCGTTCGGGTGCTCGGTGGTCATGAGCGGAGACGCTAGCCGCCTCGGCCGCCCTTCTGCAAGGCGGCGTCGATCGCATTCTCGCTGACATGCGCGAGATCGCTGAACGCCATATCAAGCTCGACGCGATCCCAGACGAGGCGGCTGTCGATCTTTCGAGCCCGAGGCATGCGACGGCTGGCGACCAGTTCGTCAAATTTCGTAGTGCCGACGCCGACATAATAGGCGGCCTCCTCGCGGCACAGGCCACGAGGAACCCAAGCGACGGAATCGAGGCGGCCGGAGGCGCGTGGCATCAGCTGCGGGCCCCTTCCTCTTCAATAAAACGGATCGCGCGCTTGGCGGCCCATTTCATCTTGCCGCAGCTATCCGCGGCGGCGTTGTCGCGGCAGCTGCAACCGCTGTAGTGGATCGCGGCGCATATCTCGCGCGCCAGCTGTTCCTCGCGCTCAAGGACCCGCTCGGCGCTCTTGCGCGCCGCGATACGCCGTTGACGCGCTCGTCGCCAGGCTGTCACGCCGTCGTCTCCGGATCTTCGTCAAGGAACGGCGCAAGACTGCCGCCCGCGAGAATGCGGGTGAGAAGACGTGCAGCAAGGTCATGCGGGGAAACGCCCCGACTTTCCGCTTCCTGCCGGAGCTTCGTTGCGGTCTCGGGTGAGAGGTAGAGAGCTACCCTCGGAGCATCGCGGCGCTTCCCGCCTAAGCCGTGCTGTCGCTTGTATCGTTGGGCCGCCCCCCGAATCGAGTCTGGGTTCAGTTCCGGGTGCAGCGCCCGAATGGCGCCCTCGCTCAAGCCACGCTGCAGCAAGGGCTCGACCACGGCTTTTACACGCAGCTTCATGCGCCAGTCTCCATCAACGGCGACAGTTTAGCAGATGGATGATCCCGCCCTCGGGTGTGCGCCGGCAGGGCCAGATCGGGTCGCTCAGCCAGACGATGCTGAAGGCGACGCCGAAGACGGCGAGCGCGAGCAGGGTCCAGCCGGCGCGGATGGCGCGCCGCCGGAAGGCCTCGAGCGGGCAGCCTTCGCCGCCCGGGAAGGGATCGAGCGGCCGGCTCATGCCGCGGCCCTGGGCAGGCGCAGCTTGCGGCCGAGGAAGGCCTCGACCTCGTCTGCGAGGAGCCGCCAGCGGTGCTGCCCGCGGTTCAGCTGCGATCGCTGCATGCTGACGAAGGCCTCCTGCAGGTCGAAGTCGTCGAGCGCGTCGATCAGGCCCGGGTGGTCGCGCAGGTCCTGCCTGCCCTCGAACAGCCCGCAATAGGCCGAGACGACGTTGGCGCGGACCAGGCCGACGTTGCCGTCGCCGACCTGGATGATGGCTTCGAGGGCGCGCTGCAGCGTGCCCTCGCTATAGCTCTCCATCATCTTGTAGAGCGTCGCCGCGGCGAAGGTGTCGCCGCGTTTCAGCTCCGACTGCGCGCGCGGCGTGACGATCCTGCAGCCGGCCTCATCGCAGACCGCCTGTAGCTGCACCGCCTTGTGTTCGCCGGCGACGACTCGCGACTTGTGCAGCACGGCGCCGGTCACTGCGAGCTGCTGCGTGTTGATCTCGGCGAAGGCCTCGGCCTGCTCGGCCGTGTCGACGATCACCACCATGCAGGGCACGCTCTTGATGCCGCGCAGCCTGGCGGCATGGCCGCGGTGCTGGCCGTCGATCACCGCATAGAGCCCGCCCTCGATGGGAGCGACGATCAGTGGCGCGAAGCGCGACCAGCGGAAGCGCTCGGCGATGCGGCGGACCTGCATCTTGCCGCGCTGGCTGATCGGCCGCTGATAGCGGTCGTCGATGCGCAGCGATGCGACCTCGATCCACTGGACCTGTGGCGCCGGCCCGGGTTGGCCGGCCCAGCTGACGCCGGCGAAGTCGCTGACGTCGATCTCGCGAAGCGCTTCCATCAGGCGGCCTCCTCGACGCTCGAGTCGGGATCGCCATGCTGCAGGGCCAGCTCGATCAGCTGCATCTTGGTCGAGCCGAAGGGAATCGAGACGCCGCGCTCCTTCAGCAGCTCGCGCAGCTCCGGCGCTTTCATCGCGACCAGTCTGGTGCGTTCCTGGCCGAGCCAGATCTGCAGGGCGGCCTCGGCCGCGGTCGCCGGCGTCTCGGGCTCGGCCGGCTCCTCGTCGCCGCCGGCATCTTCCTCCTGATCGTCGCCTTCCGGCTCCTCGGCCGACAGCACGGCGTCGAAGATGCCGCCGCGCAGGATCTCGGGCAGCCAGTGCCGCTCAGTGGCGAGGCGGGTGGCGACGGCGCCGAGGTCGGCCTTTTTCAGCTTGGCGTGCTTGCCGGGATCGTCGCCGCAGTCGCGGATCGCGGTGATCGCCTCCTGCTTCGGCGCCTTGCTGAAATACTCGGCCGGGTCGAAGGCCTGGACCAGGGCGGCGCGATGATCGACGGCCGGAAGCGCGGCGCGGACCGCCTGGGCGGCCTCCGGCGTGAGCGCGTCCATGTTGTAGCCGTTCATCGCCTTGCTGGTGAAATCCAGCATGTGCGCCACGCACTTCGCGGTATGGACCTGCAGCTCGTCGATCGAGAGGAGCTGTGTCCGTTTGAAGACGTCGACGAAAGTCGTGGTCTTCTTGGACTCGTAGCTGCGGCCCTCCCACGGCAGGCCGGGGCCCTCGCTGCGTCCCTCGGAGCGGAACCGGACGGGGCTGCCAAGCGTGGCGGCCGACGCCACGAAGAGCGCCAGCGCGAGGCGGGGCTGGGCTGCAACGACATGCGCAGCAGCGCGGGTCGCGGTGAGCGCCAGTTCGTCCATCTGCGCGGCGGACAGGCGGGCAGGCTCCGGCGCTTCCTCGCCGGCCGGCGACGGCTTCGGCGCAGGCGTCGAGAGGGCGGTCGGCTTCGGCTCCGGCCTCGGCTTTTGATCCTTCATGAAGCCGCGGGCGATGGTGACCTTGCCCTCGCGATCGATGTCGAGCACGGCGACGGCCTTGGCGCGCTTCTCTGCCGACAGGGTCAACCAGGCCTGGCTTTCCGTAAGCTGTTCGAGCTCGGCCTCGAGCCGGTCGTACTCGTCGTCGAGCGCGTCATGCTCTTTCGAGAGGGCGTCGACGAGCCCATCAGTTTCGTCTGCACCCTCGGGCCCGTCCGGTTCGGCGCCGATGACGCCGGTATCGTTGATCTCATCGAGCCGTGTTGTAATTGCCTGCTGCCGCTGCTCGATCTCGATCACGCGCGCCGGCTTGGCGTCGTCCGGCAGAGCTGGCTTGATCATGCGATGCCAGCGATACTTGTCCGCGGCTGCCTCGCCGAAGAGGACTTCGCCCCAGCCCTCAACCTCGCGCAGGTCCTCGGCCTTCGCCTGCAAGAGTTGATCGGCGAGGAAGGTGAGAAGCTTCCCGTCGGCGAAGTCTGGCTCTTCGGCGAAGAGGTCGGGCACGAAGGTGCCGCCGGCGTTGCGATAGGCCTCGACGCCGACGAAGCGAGCCAGGCCGCTTGACGCGGGCACAGTCTCCTTTGTGAAGGATCGGCGGATATGCCCTTCCTGCAGCTCATCCGGATAGGTGACCTTGAACAGGTAAGCCGCCTGATCCGCCGGCGAGGCGATCGTGAATGCCCGCGCCGCATTGCCGTTGATGCGGCCCTCCAGCCACGCCAGCCGCACGTCTGCATGCAGCCGGCCGAGCGCGAGACGCTGCTCGACAGCGCGAAGCGGGATGCCGAAATGATCGGCGACCGCCTGCTTGTCCTTGCCCTTGTCGATCAGGGCAGCGAAGGCTTCGAACTCGGCAACCGGATGCAGCTGGCGGCGCAGGATGTTGGCGGCCAGCGAGATCTCGAACGCGTCGGCGTCGGCTTCCTGGTCGCGCAGCATGACCGGGACCTTCTCGCGCAGCTTGCCCTCGTCGAAGAGCTGCTTCAGCGCCTTCAGGCGGCGGTTGCCGTCGATGATCTCGACGGTCTCGTCTTCGCGCGTGCGGCCGACGAGCGGCTGCAGCAGGCCATGGGCGGCGATCGAGCCGAGGAGGTCGCTGACATCCTCGTCGCCCGGGCGAACATTGACGGCCTCGCCGGCGACAAGGTCGTGCGGCCAGAACTGCTGAAACTCCTGCGTCATGATGACGGGCTTCCTTCCTGGTTGAAGAGGTCGGCCGCGGCGCAGCCGTAGACGGTGACCTCGAGCGAGGCCGGATCGGGAAAGGCGAAGGCCGGATCGGGTGGATCGGGCGGCTGGCAGGCCTCGCGCAGGACGCGCCAGAGGCGGTTCGCCAGCTCCTGGTCCGAAACGTGAGCCGGCACGGCGATCGCGACGATCGCGGTGCGGGGCGTATTCACTCGACCGCCTCGCGCAGGCGGCTGGCGATCAGCGAGGTCTGGTCGGCGACGCGCTCGGCGTGGACCCGGGCGCTCCATTGGTCGAAGCGCAGAATCCACTGCTCCGACGCCACCGCCGGCTTCTGCACCTTGATGCGGTGGCGCAGGTTCAGCGGCTGCAGGCGCTCAATGCCGTCATCCCAAGGCCGCGGCGGGTGTGCGAGCAGGTGATCGCGCTCGGTCCGAAGCATGCGCCGGTCCATGACGTGCACGAGCTCGCGCACGTGCCGCGGCAGCGGCCAGGGCAGGCCGGCCAGCGCATGAACATAGCGATCGATCGGCTCGGCCAAACGCCGCTTGATCTCGCGGATCGAGATGCGTGGCACCAGGCCGGCGCCGGCGGCTTCCCGCATGGCGTCGAGCTCGACCTGCATCGCCTCGACCACCGGCTCGGTCCAGTCGCCGAGCGGGCCTTCGTGCGCCTCGTGCAGCAGGAAGGCGAGCGCGAGGCCGTAGTCGTTGTGCTGCGCCAGCAGAAGGTCGGCGCCGATGGTGCAGTGCTGCGCCACCGGATAGAGCACGCCGGTCGGCATCTGATTGGCGAAGCGCCCGGTGTTGCCGAGCGGAATCGCGATATCGCGCCGGATGTCGAGCATGCCGGGCTCGATCGCACGGCCGAGCGGCAAGGCCCGGCCGGTCGCGGTCTGGGCCCAGGGCGCCGCTCGGGCGGGCTCGGTATCGCCGGGCTTCATGACGCATCTCCCACGCGTTCGCGCCGGCGCCGGAACAGGCGATTGGCCTCGGCCTCGATCGCGTCGACCTGGGCGAGGTCGGCATGATCGAAGCCGGTGTCGCCGTTGACCCGCTTGGCGCGGTACATGGCGTCGAAAAGGATGGTGCGCGTGGTGCGCTGTGTCGCTTCCTCCTCGCTCGCCCTTTGCCGTGCCGTCTCGGCCTGCGCCTCCGCATCGTTGTCGGATGCCTCGGAAGCGCGCTGAAGGGCGCCTGACAGGCCGCGGCTGTCAGGCTGCTCGCGCGGCACGATGCCGCCGGTCTCGCGGGTGCGGATCACCGGCCGCCTCCCTGCGCAATCGCGGCCGGCATAGGCGGCTTGCCGGAGAGGCGCGCCTCGGCCGCGAGCAGGGTCGAAAGCGACAGGCTGCGCAGGCTGGCCGAGTCGACCGTGCCCGGCTCGCCAATGGCCTTGATCATGCTCGGCGAGCGCATGCCGCCCTCGGCCTGGATCAGCGCCGCCTGTGCATTCATCCAGCCGGCGCGAGCCGCGATGGCGAGCGGCGAGAGCGCGACGTTGTCGCTGCTGCTCGCCTGCCGGAGCTGGGTCCTGAGCCAGTCCATCTCGATCGCGACCCGCTCCAGGCGGCGGATCGCGGCAGTGCGCCGATCATAATCGGCGGGGCTGAGGGCGAAGGCGTCCATCTAGGCCACCTCCGCAATGTCGTCCTGGGCGTCGCGGCGATCTGCGACGCGGCGGGCCAGTAGCTTCGCCGCCTCAGGGCCGAGCACGCTGCAGGTGTCTTCGGGATAGCCGGCGCGCTTCAGGTCGTAGATCTCGGCGAAGCCGCGCTGCACGCGGGCTTCGTCCATGATCTCGACCATGTCGGCGACGATGACCTCGCGGACCTCGCCGGTCGGCGTGTCCAGCGGCATGCACTTGCGGGCAGCCAGGGCCGTGCCCGGGCAGGCAAGGCGGGTTCTCAGCAGCGCGGCGTTGAGCGGCTCGATCGGCGTCGGCCGGCCGGGCTGGGGACGTTCGTGACGCATGACGCGCCCTCCATCGTGGTTGCGATGGAGGGCAGCATTTCTACAAAATAGAAATATGTCAACTAGCTCGCGAGCGATAATGGGTATTGTCAGATCGTGTCAGCAGGCCGATTCGCGGCGAATTGACTCACCGACGACCGTGAACACAATGAGAACCAAATAACGGAGGCGACCATGAGTATCGCGTTTAAGGTCTACGTCCACTGCGCCAACTGCCAGAAGAATTACGGCACGCGGCTGGAGCCGCCCGAGGCGGAGGATGCGCCGCAGGACATCGATGAGCTGCTCGAAAGCAATTTCCTGCGCGAGCAGAAGTTCTTCTGCCGGGAGTGCGAGTCGCCGATCGGCATCATCACCGACATCAAGGAACTGCGAAACGAGCAGCTCGTCGATGTCAGAAGACTGGAACCCTGTTCTTGATCTCACGTACGAGTGCCAGGATCTTCACCTGGCGCCCGTCGTCGGCGCGCAGATCCCGCGGCACGATGATCGGCTTGTGCCGCGGGTTGCTGGAGCGAGGATGAAAGACGATGTGCTCATCCTGCAGCTCAATCTGCTTAATCGACCATTCGCGCAGATGGCCAGCATCGCGCTCCTGCTGCACGACGACGACCATGTTGTCGCGTAACGGGATGCCGATATCGTCGTAGTTGACGCCGATTACCTTCGAGCCCGGCAGGATGGGGGACGGCTCAAGCCGGTTCATCGAGTCGCCAATGACATCGAAGGCGGTCCGGCGCGCCCGCGGAAACTCAGGATCGGCCGGCTCGTAAAAGACCTCGGGCTCGCTCTGGTCGAACTCGTCGATCGGGATGAAGGCGCCCGCCTGGACCGGCCCCACAGTGGTGACTGGCAAGAGCCGGCTCTCGCGGATCTCCTCGACTTCCTGCTTCAACCTGAAGTCCATGCCCGGAATTGCGGGCGGCGGCTCCTCCAAATAGGCGGCGATTATCGGCAGCTCGTGTGTCTTGATATCGCGATCGCCCTTAAGCAGCTTGGTGACGGCCGAGGGAAATCGGCCCATGGCTGCGGCGAGGTCTTTCTTGGACTTTCCGGGCTTCTTGAGCCCCTGGTCAATCCATCTGATCAGTTCGTCGTTCATGCCGCATTTTCTGTTTTTCAGAACTGGCTGGCCACGAACAAAGTGGGTAATGGCGCTTGACAGTGAATTGCGAAAAATAGAAATTGCGCCGCTATGGAACCGGCGACGACAATCATCCTCCGCCTCGGCGGCGAACGAAAAGTCAGCGAGATCACTGGGCGGGCGTATACCGCGCCTTATCGCTGGCAGCAGCCCGTCGAAAAGGGCGGCACCGGGGGGTTGATCCCGCAGCGGCTGCATCAGCGGCTGCTCGACTATGCCCGCGCGAACGGGATTCCGCTCGTACCCGCCGACTTCCTGCCCGTCCATCAGCCTAGCCCAGAGGCTCCCCAGCCAGAGGCCACGCCGGCCTCGGTGGCTCCTTCCTAACCCGCCGGCCGCAACGGCGCTCCGAGAAAGGGGCGCGGGAATTCTCTCAGGCGAGGCGCGGACATGAACAAGCGGGATACCTGGTTCAACAGGATGAAGGCCGCGCAGCGGGACTTGATCAAGGCCTGCGGCGGCATCGAGCGGTCGGCCGAGGTCGGCGAGCAATCGACGGCCCAGATCGGCCGCTGCAACAACACCGAGACCGACGATCTCCTCAACGCCCGGACCAAGGCCAAACTCGAAGCCGATTGCGGCTATCCCTGGGTGACGCGGGCCGAGCTGCAGATGCTCGGCTACGACATCCATCAGACCGCCGTAGCCGGCGGAGATCGCGCTGGCGATGTGCACAGCACGACCTCGCGCGTGGTTGCCGAGGCCTCTGATGTGATGCGCGCTTACTCGGAGGCGCTGGCAGACGGGAAGATCACGCCCGCCGATATCGCCATCCTGCAGAAGGAACTCGGCGAGCTGGCGCATGCCGTCGAAGAGGCCCGCATGGCGGGCGCGGCGTCGATCGCGGTGCACAAGGGCCTTCGCCATGAGTGAGGGCTGGACCGACGGGAAAGTCGCCCGCCTCAAGGCCATGGTCGACGACGGGGCGACCGCGCAGGAGATTGCGGACACGCTCGGCGGCGTTACCCGTCCGGCCGTGATAGGCAAGTGCCATCGGCTCGGACTGCAGTTGAAGACGCCGCGGGGACAAAGTAGCCCCGCGGCGATCGCACGCGGCCGTGGACGTAAGCTGGTCGACGCGGGCGGTCATGCAGCTCCGACGCGACACAAGCCTGCGGCGCCGAAGGCCGCGAAGCCGGCGCCGGTACCGGCTCCACTGCCGATCGCCGTCGAGCCCGAAGTCGACCCGACGCCGAAGCGCTGGCCGAAGCCGGCCGGACCGGAAGCGGTGACGATCCAGGAGCTGAAGGCAGGCCGCTGCAGCATGCCGCTCTGGGGCGACGAGGCCAGGTCCGGCCTCTATTGCGGCAAGCCGGTGCGGAGAGAAGGTGAGAGCTGGTGCGCCGCCTGCGCCAAGCTGGTGTTCGAGCGCCGGCCGATCCGCGAGCGCGAGATGCGCGAGATGCAGCAGGCCCGCATGGCGAAGCAGAGCCGGGCGGGAGCCTTCGCATGACGGGCCGCCCGATCAGCTTCGACGAGCTCGCCGCCCGGCTCAAGACCGCGGCCGATGTCGAGCTCTTCGCGATCAACCAACTCGAGCTGCAGGCATCGCGCGCCAGCACCCGCGAACCGGCGAACCCGGCGATTTATCAGCTCACCGTCGGCGAGGCGCGGCGGCAAGCCGCAGCGCTCGGCCTCGCGCATCAGATCGCCAGGGCGCTGGCGCGCCGGCCGGACCTCGCGCTCGGCCTCGAACTGACGGTCGCCGGCGAGGTGCTGGGATGAGCGATGCCATCGACAAGGTCGTGAGATATGGCATCGACCTGTTTGTGCAGGCGCAGAGCCTGCCGCGAGGGCCGGTGCGCGAGGCCAAGATCGCCCGTGCAGCGAGCTTCCTGCGCCGCGCTGGCGATCGTCGAAAGGACCCGCGGCAAGGGCGCGATGGCTACGGTGTCCCGTTCGAAGCCGTGAACTTCTATGCCCTCGCCGACCTGGTCGCGGCCGATGAGGGCTGCTTCGGGCCGGTCCTGCTATGACGGTGCCGGCGCATAACGACGCCGTCGACGCCTGGATCGAGCGGGCCAAGGGCCACAGTACGATCAATGTGGCGCTGCGGCTCGGCTTCCGGCCGAAGGGAAACGCGAAGAGCATCGGCGCTGAGGCGACCGGGCCATGCCCGCGTTGTGGCGGGGTCGACCGCTTCTCGGTCAAGATCAAGGAAGGGCTGTGGAACTGCCGCGGCTGTGGCAAGGGCGGCGGCGACGCGATCGGGCTGGCACGGTGGGTGCCGCATGAGCGCACCTTCTATGAGGCGGTCGAGTTCATCACCGGCGAAGCGAAGCCCGATGCGGCGCCGGCGAGCGAGGAAGAGAAGGCAGCGATCGCCGCCAAGCGCGCCAAGGAAGCTGCCGAGATCGACAAGGCCCGCGCGGCCGAGGCGCAGCAGCAGAATCAGTTCCGCGAGGACGAACGCCGGCGCTGCCGCCAACTCTGGGAGCATGGCCGGCCGATCGCCGGGACGTTGGTCGAGGCGTATCTGCGCCATCGCGGCGTCGGCCGAATTCCGGAGGGGGCGAAGCTGCGCTTCCACCCGGAGATGCATCTGCGGCACCCATCGGGCCCGGGCGGCAAGGTGGTGTGGACCGGGCCGGCGATGCTCTCGCCGATCGCAGGCAATGACGGCCGCTTCATGGGGCTGCACACGACCTGGCTCGATCCGCGCCTCGGCACGCCGGCCATGCCTGCCATCGACGAGAACGGCAAGCCGACCAAGGGCAAGCTGGTCTTCGTCAGCGAGGATGGCGAGGTCCTGGACGTCAAGCGCTCGCGCGGGACGAAGGCCGGCGGCCACCTGGTGCTAGCGCCGGCGCTGGACACAATCTTCGGCGGGCCGCGCCGCCTCGTCATCGGCGAGGGGATCGAGACGGTGCTCGCGGTCTGGATCACCATGGTCGAGGCCGGCGCCGATATGCGCCTGACCGCGTTCTGGTCGGCGATCGACCTCGGCAATCTCGGCGGCAAGGCGCTGGAATCGGTGTTTCATCCGACGCTGAAGCGGCCGGATGCACGCGGCCGGATGCTGCGCGTGCGCCTGCCCGGGCCGGTGCCGGATGTCAGCCGGCCGGAACGCTCGATCGCGATCCCGGAGACCGTGCGGGAGGTCCTGGTCCTTGCCGACGGCGACAGCGATCGCACCCAGGTCGAATACACGCTCGCCCGCGCCACGGCGCGATGGGCCCGGCCGGACCTGATCGTCCGCGGCGCCTGGCCGGAAGAGGGCGGCGATTTCAGCGACATGCGGATGCGCAAGGTGCGCGAGAGGGAGGCGGCTTGATGAAAGTCCTGGTCGATATCGAATTCGGCATCATCGCCAACAACTACCGATCGGCGTGCGAGACCGCCGCTGCGATGGGCATCCCGAAGAGCGGGTGGTTTCACGCGACGCCCGAGAACCTGATGGGGCGCGGCATCGCGCTGATCATCGAGGGCAAGGGCGCTGCGGATTACGAGCGGTTTGCAGAGGTCGAGCACCTGCGCCGCGGCTGCTCGATCGTCTTCGAATGCCGTATCGCAGAGGCGATGAAGCTCACCTCGCGCGCGATGGGGATGGCGTTCCCGCCGCCGCCCGATATCGCAGCCCTGCCGAGGGGGGGCCTGATCCTGGACAAAGCACCCGCCGGCCTTCTTGCCCGTCTGCGGGCCCGCCTATCAGCGGCTTGGGCGGGGCTGCGGTCATGAGCGCGATCAGGTACGCCAACGCCGGGGCGATTGATCAAAGCCCATCCTCCGTCGGGTCCGTCCTGGATCGGTTGGACGCGCGTGCCCACGAGGGGGCGCTCTTCCGCGATGCTGCTCGCGTGATTCGCCGCCTGACGGAACAAGTCTCCACAGTCGAAGCCGAGCTGATCGAAGCAGAGCTGAGCCGTTTCGCCCACGCCGTCGAAATCGACCGCATGAACGACCATCGCCGGGCTTTTGCTGAGCGACGAGCGGCGAAGGCGGGTGCGCGATGAGGACTGACGAGCAAAAGGCAAAACACCGCGAGGAGCAGCGGCTCTATCGCGCGCGCTATCCCGAAAAGGTGAAGGAGCGAAATCGCAAGTATCTGGCGAAGCACGGCAATAGCGACGGCACTGCGTTCCGCAAGTTCGTCTGGCGCCAAGAAAATAGAGAGCACGTCGCCGCGACGCTAAAGGCATGGAAGGCGGCCAATCCTGGGCACGATGCTAATCGGGCCCGATGGAAGACGAGCGCCGCAGCACGCGAAAAGCAGAAGCAGCGCTGGCGGTGCCGGTATCTTGCGAGTGTTGTCGATCGCGAAGCCTTGGCGTCGCGCATCGCAGCCAACATTGAGGCAGTCGTACCGCGCACCCTGCCGGCGGACGCCAGGAGCGCTGTAATCGCCGCCATGGCTGAAGCCATCTACAACGGCGCGATCACGACCCGACCAACCAAAGACGACGCGAAGCATCATATCGCCTCGTATTTCCGCACGTTCACCAGGTTCGGCCCTGTCTCGCTCGACGCGCCGCGCTTCGACGACGGCCGGGGCTCCTACCACGATGTCGTCAGCGAGGGGCTCTGGCAGTGAAGCTCGCGACGCTGACGGCGCTTTCCTGGTCCGGCGATTTGCCGCGCTTCGGCGACTTCATCATGGCGCAGCGTGGCCGCACCGCTTTCCGCGTCGTCGAGATCCGCATGCCGATGAAGCCAGGCGCTCAGTATGTCGCCCGCTTCGGTTGCGAGCGCGTGGCGCGCGTCGGGCTGCCGGCCGACGCGATTGTCCACGGCTGGGAATGGGGGAAGCGAGGTTAGGGCGATGGCGACGATTCCGAAACTGGCTCCCTGCCCGGGATGCGGCGAGACCGATGGTCTCGACGTCTACAAGTACGAGAGCGGCTGGCGGTACGTCGAATGCGACCTCTGTTGGTATCACGGCCCGGGCGAAGGCAGCATCCGCGAGGCCGTGAAATCGCATAACGACCGGGTCGCGGATCTCGCCGTAAGGCGCGCTGCGCTGGCGGCCGAGTACGGACCCTTTGTCAGGCACACCCAGCCGAGGGTTAGGCGCGCATCGTGAGCTCGGCCGACGACATACCTCCAGACGATCCGATTCTCGGCGCGGTGCAGCAGGCGAAGGAAATCTCCTCCGCGCCTCCCGCCGCCGATCCAGACGAAGACCATGGCCTCGACGAGGGCGAAGGCGATGTGCCGGAGATCTCGGCCGAGGGCTGGGAGCTGCTGAAGGAATGCGTCAAGCAGGGCTGCCACGATATCGGCAACTCGCGCCGCTTCCGCCTGCGCTGCGGCGCCGCGGTGATCCACATCCAGAATGTCGGCTGGCACGTCTATGACGGGCGGCGCTGGGTCGAGGATATCGACGGCGTGCGGATCTCGCCGCTCACCCATGACACGGTCGAAGCGATCGCATTCGAGGCGCTGCTGATCAAGCCGACGCCGGCCGAGCAGGCTAAGATCGACGCGGGCGAAACGGCGGTGCTGGAGAAGGCCTCGATCAGCTTGTCGGAGGCGACGGCGTCGCAGAAGGTGCAGCTCGCCGCGCTCAATGAGGCGATCGCCGCGGCCTCGCGTGCGAAGAAGGCCGTCCAGGGCAGGCGAGCCCAGCGCCGGCGCTTCGCCAACTCCTCCTGCAACACCGGCAAGATCGATGGCATGCTGAAGCAGGCGATCGGCTTCCTGTCGCGCCCGCTGGCCGATTTCGACATTGACCCGCTGGCGCTCAATCTTGAAAACGGCACCCTGCGGATCTCGAAGCAGACGACTGAGGACGAGGAGTCGGACCCGGCCGAGCCGCGCTTTCGAACGTCCGTCAAGGTGACGCTAGATCAGCACCGGCGCGAGGACTGGATCTGCAAGCTGGCGCCGGTGGCTTTTGATCCGAAGGCGACCTGCCCGGTCTTCGACACCTTCTTCGAGCGCATCCTGCCGCACCCGCAGATCCGCGCCTATGTGCTGCGCTATTTCGGCTACGCGCTGACGGCGCTGACGACCGAGCAGGTCTTCGTGCTGCTGCATGGCGAGGGCTCGAACGGCAAATCCACGCTCGTCGACGTGATCTCGCGGCTGATGGGCGATTACGCGACATCGCTACCGATCGCGACCTTGACCGGCGAGGACCGGCGCAAGGGTGCCGAGGCGACGCCGGACCTGGTCCGCACGCCCGGCGCGCGCCTGGTCCGCTCGGCCGAGCCGAAGGAGGGCATGCCCTTCGACGAATCGCTGATCAAGTCGCTGACCTCGAGCGAGCCAATCCTGGTGCGCCGGCTCAATCACGAGTTCAACGAGGTCTATCCCAAGTTCAAGCTGGCGATCTCGGCCAACCGCAAGCCGGTGATCAAGGGCAATGACGACGGCATCTGGCGGCGCGTCGTGCTGATCCCGTTCGACGTGCAGATCCCGGATGAGGAGAAGGACAAGAGCCTTCCCGACAAGCTCTGGGCCGAGCGCGCGGGCATCCTCAACCGGCTGCTGCAGGGACTTGAAGACTTCCTGATCCTGGGTTCCCTCTCCCCTCCCACCGAGATCAGGGCGGCAAGCCAGGAGTACCGGAACGAAAGCGACCTTATGGGCGCGTTCGTGCGCGAGGCGATCGAGGTCACCCGCGACGAGAACGACAGCGAGATGGTCGGCGCGCTCTTCGAGGGCTTCCTCGTCTGGTGCCAGCGCGCGGCGCGAACGCCGGTCAAACGCGAGACCTTCACTCGGCGCCTGCCCAAGACCGCGCACGATTTCGGGTTTGTGAAGGGCAAAGCCTCCTCGTCGATCTACGTCGGCGTGCGCGTCAAATCCGAGTACCGGCCGGCGCCCTCCGAGCGCGCTCCCTCTCGCACCCACAACGACGACTGACGGGAGGCTAGGGAGGCTAGCTGTCGGGCCCGCTTGCTAGGCTCCCAAAGGGGCGCGGGGAAAAGGTACGCCAGATCAAAGTGTTGCAGCGGCAGCGGGAGGCTAGGGAGCGTAGGGAGGCAAGCCGGCGATGCCACGCGCGCGTTCCATGGGGAGCGGGGAGGTTGTGGCTGATGACGGCGAGGCGAAGATCGTTGTGGCGTCATTGCCATTTACCCTCCCTAGCCTCCCTACACTCCCATACGAGAGAGAAAGAGCAAGGATTGCAAAAGGTTAGTGAGAAGGTGGTTTTGGGCGGCAAGCGGTCTTCCGGTTTGCTTGCCTCCCTAGCCTCCCATGAAAGGGTCGAATGAATGCGGACGATCGGAATCGAGGCGTTCCTGGGCTGGGTGTACCGGGAGGAGCTGCCGAAGGCGGAAGCGCCCGGCACCGGCGCTGGCCTGTCGTCGGCCATGTTCGGCGCCGGCGGCTGGGATGCGGTGTCGCGCCAGGGCGAGCTGATGGCCGACATGGTCAGCGATGGCCGGGTCAACAGCTACGGCGTCGTGCCGCTCTCGGCCTGGTACGGCGCGCCGCCACATGAGGACGCGTTCACGGCCCATCGCTTCGTCGGTGAGCTGGCGCAGATGGATCTCGTCTTGCCTGACGACTGGTCGCCTCTGCAGGGCCTCGGCCTCTCCCCCCAGGAGGAGCGGGCCGCCGTTGCCCGCGCCATGCCGCGCATTGCGGTCGAGCATGGCGACCGCTGGCGGCTGCACTTCAAGCCGGTCGAGCTGGTGCGCCGCTACGCCATCCTCGGCGGCTGCCCGCCCTGGGAAGCGCAGGTGCCGAAGGCGCGCTTCGTCGAGCTGCACGGCAAGCCGCAATGGTTCCGCATCATCATGGTCGAGGGTGCGTTCGGGCGGCTCTATGAGCGGGAGGTGGATGGGTACAATGCCCGGTCGAAGCGGCCGTATCCGGGCGCCTATCGCAAGACCTATCTGGAGCCCGATCCTATGGGCGCGGTGATAGAGCGTGCCGAATACGAGGTCTGGCATGCGGCGCTGGCCGGCCTGACCGAGGACCTCAACGCCTCGGGCGAGCTGATCGACCACCGAATCTCCATGTCGGACAGGTCGGCCCGTCCATGGGCTCCCTGATTATTTTCAATGGGGGCTTGCAATGCGGCAGTTGCTTGACTTAGCCTGTGCATGGATAAAAAGGTTTCCAGACGCCGCCCGGTTCGCCGAGGCGGCGTTTTCGTTTGGGGTGGGCGCGGGTATCATCGAGCTGTGGCGGTTGCGCGAGTGCGGGGTTAATCCGCTAGGCAGAAATGCCGGGCTCAAGCGTGACCAATCTACAGGCTTCGCAGGGGTGATTGGACCAATGCTGCGGAGCCCATGGGTTCGAATCCCATACCGTCACTGATCATTGGGGGCATGGCTTGCCGGAGCGCGTCGGCTTCTTCCGCACCGCCCGAGAGATCGAGGCGGCAAGGGAAGCGGAGCGGGACTATGACCGCAGGCGCAACGCCGAGAGCGAGACGCGCTGGCTCTATGGGACTGCCCGGTGGAAGGCCAAGCGGGCCGATCAGCTGAGGCGGGAGCCGCTCTGCTGCCGATGCAGGGAAAACGGGCTGGTCACTCCGGCCACGATTGCCAACCATCAGTGGCGTCATGACGGCGATCCCGTCCTGTTCTGGTCGATCCCGCTCGAAAGCACCTGCCAGCCCTGCCACGACGGGCCGATCCAGGCCGAGGAGCGCGCGGCGGCCCGGGTAGGGGGGGTGGTCGAAAGTCCAGGGGGCTAACCGCCTCTACCGGTCAGGGAAGCGCGGCCGTGGCGGCGCGGTATTCCGCCGGAATTATTTTTTTTGGAGGTGTGGGGTGGGTCGCAGAAAGGACGCGCCCGCCCATCAGGCGGCGAAGGGTTATCCGGGCCGGCGGAAGTCGCGCGAGCAGAAGGCGGCGATCGAGCTCGCGGCGAAAGCGCAGCAGGCGGCCGACCAGGTTGCCGGACAGCGCGATCCGTTCGCGGCGCCGGCGATGTTTCGGCAGGCGCCGGCCTACTACGCCCGGGCGCTTGAGGTGTGGAACGACACGATCCGCGGGCTCAAGCTGATGGGCCGCCTCGATTCCCGCTACTCCCCGTCGATCGCGATCTATTGCGTCGCGGTCCAGGAGTGGGAAACCGCCTGCAAGCACATCCGGCAGCACGGCTTCGTGCAGAAGGTGAAGCGGACGACCGGCGACAGCTGGTTGCGGCAGAACCCGATGCTCGATGTGCGCGGCGCCGCCGAGAGCACGATCCGGGACAAGGCCCGGGAGTTCGGCCTGTCGCCGCTGTTCGACCAGGAGCTGCTGAAGGTACAAAGCTTCAATCGCTCCGCGGGCCAGCAGGCCGATCTCTTCGGAGAGAGTGACGAGGGCCGGCCGAGCGAGACGGTGCCGGAAGCGCAGCGCCCGCAGGCCGAGGATCCGCACGACCTGATGAACCGGGCGGATTCGCCGCCGCCGGATCTGCTGCAGTAGCATCGTGCAGGGCCAGACTTCGGCCGCCGCGCTCGCGATCGGCGCGCCGGAGGGCCTTCACCCGCTACCGACCTGGCTGCAGGAGGTCGCGGACGATCCGGCCTATCGCTGGGCCGTCTCGGGATGGCGAAGGGCCGCGTCGGTGCCCGGCGCATGGTTCGATGCGGCGAAGGCCGATCGGATCGTCGAGGCGTGGCCGAAGATCTTCCGGCTGACGGAAGACCGCTTTCACGGCAAGCCGTTCTGGCTGCTGAAATGGCAGGAGATCACGCTTCGTCTGCTCGTCGGGTGGAAGAAGCCTGTCGAGATCATCGACGCCGCAACCGGCAAGCCGGCCATGGCGTGGGTGCGGGTCTTCCGGAGGCTCGACCTCTGGATCCCTCGCAAGAACGGCAAGTCCGAGTTCCTGGCCGGTCTCGGCGTGCTGTTCTTCATCCTGGAGAAGGGGCACGGGGCGCAGGGCTTCGTGTTCGGCCGGGACGAAAATCAGGGCCGCATCCCCTTCAAGAAGATGAAGGCGATCATCGAGGCGGCCAAGGGCATCATGATCGGGCCGGACGGCACCAGGCGTGTCGTCAACCAGGCGCGCTCGATCTTCGTCCCGGAGACCAGCGGTCTCTGCGAGCTGCTCTCTGGCAAGCCAGACGGCAAGCATGGTCGCTCGCCGACGGTGATCATCGGCGACGAGATCCACGAATGGCTCTCGCGCGATCTCGCCGACACCCTGCGCGAGGGCACAGGCGCTCGTCTGCAGCCGATCGAGCTCTACGCCTCGACCGCCGGCGTGAAGACCGCAAAGGTCGGATACGACTGGTTTGAGGAGAGCATGGAGATCCTCGACGGCGTCAAACACGACCCGTACACCCTCGTCGTGTTCTTCGGCGCTGGCCAGGAGGATGACTGGCTCGACGAGCAGACTTGGCGCAAGGCCAATCCCTCGATCGGCCTGACGCCGACCTGGGATTACATGCGGATCGAGGCCGGCAAGGCCAAGGGCAAGCCGGCGCTCGAGGCGAAGTTCAAGTGTTACCACCTCAACCAGTGGGTGGATCACGTCTCGAACTGGATTCCGGCCAAGGTCTGGCGGGCGGCGACTGCCGATCCGGAGCGCTGGCGCCTCGGCATGGAGCACTTCCGCGGCCGACGCTGCGTCGGCGCCACGGACGTTTCGTCGGTGCGCGACCTCAGCGCGCTCGTCTGGATGTTCGAGCCGGTCGACGGAAGCGAGATCTGGGACCTGCTGCCGCTTTTCTGGGTGCCGGAGGCGACGCTCGCCGAGCGGCAGCAGCAGGACAAGCGGGTCAACTGGCTCGACTGGGTTGAGCAGGGCGCCCTGCGCACGACACCGGGGAGCGTGGTCGATCTGCGGCCCGTCGCCGATGCAATCTGCGACGGCATGGCGATGTTCGAGGTTTCGCGTCTCGGCTTCGACGCCTGGGGTGTCTCGCAGCTGCAGATCATGCTGCAGGACGAAGGCGTGCCACTCTGGGACGAAGCGGAGGAGCGCTTCATGGTGAACCTGCGCCAGGGGCACCGCACGCTCGGCGACGCCACCAAGGAATTCGAGCGGCTGACATTCCAGCAGCTGCTCGACCACGGCGGGCATCCGGTTCTGGACTGGATGGTTCGCCATTGCGGGGTCCGCTTCGATGCGAATCTCAACTACGTGCCGGACAAGGAAGGGTCGAAGGACAAGATCGACGGCGTCGTCGCTTCGGTCATGGCCAAGGCCCTCACCATGGGTCCGAAGGGGCCCGGGCCCTCGGTCTACGAGGAGCGCGGCATCATGGAAATCGAGGTCGAGGAATGGGCTCCATGAACGGCCTGACCCGCTGGCAGCACCTTCGTGCCGCGGTCGGCTTCTCGGCCGAGCGCTACGGCCCGCCAGACAGCGTTGGCCAGCCCGGCGGCTGGTTGATGCGCGTCATCGGCGGCGGCAAGACCAAGGCTGGCGTGTCGGTGTCGGAGCGCACTGCGCTGCACCTGCCGGTCGTGTTCGCATGCGTCAACCGCATCGCTAATCCGATCGCCGGCGTTCCGCTCGGCATCTTTCGGAAGGGGGACAAGGGGGAGGCGATCGCCGTCGACGATCATCCGATGTCGCGCTCGCTCGGCTTGCGGCCGAACCCGTTCATGTCGTCGCGTACGCTGCGCAAGACCGTGCAGGCCCATGCGCTGCTGTGGGGCGCAGGATTCGGCGAGATCGAGCGCAACCGCCGGGGCCAGGGGGTCGGCATCTGGCCTCTCCTGCCCGACGTGACGAGCGCCCGGAAGAAACAGGACCGCCTCGTCTACGACACGACGATCGCGGGCCGGCGGTACGAGCTGCCACAGGAGGATGTCGTCCACCTGATGGACCTCAGCCAGGACGGGTACACCGGGTTATCGCAGGTCGCGATCGCGCGGCAGGCCATTGGCATGGGCCTCGCCATGGAGGAGTTCGGCGCGAAGTTCTTCGCCAACGACGCCAAGTCCGGCGGCTTCCTGATGCATCCGGGCCGGCTGTCGACCAATGCGCAGAGCAATCTCGCCGGCCGCCGCGAGCGCGGCAAGGAAGGCGCCGATCGCCGCGACGACGCCGGCGCGCAGCTGCAGGCGCAGGGCGGGCTGGAGAATGCCCATCGCGTCAAGGTGCTGGAGGAGGGCGTCAAGTACATCTCGACGACGATTCCGCCCGAGGACGCGCAGTTCCTCGGCTCGCGCGAATTCCAGATCGCCGAGATTGCCCGCATCTACGACGTGCCGCTGGTGCTGCTGCAGAGCCATGAGAAGTCGACCAGCTGGGGCTCAGGCATCGAGCAGCTGATGATCGGCTTCGTCCGCCAGACGATCCAGCCATGGATCGGCGCCTGGGAGCAGGAGCTGAACTGGAAGCTCTTCACCGAGGAAGAGCAGCGCAACGGCTACTATGTGAAATTCAACCTCAACGCCCTGCTGCGCGGCGACATGGCCGCCCGGGCCGCCTTCTACAAGGCGATGTTCGAGCTCGCGGCGATGACGCCGAACACGATCGCGGCGCTGGAGGAGATCGAGGGCTTCGGGCCCGAGGGCGACACCCGCTTCGTCTCGACCAATGTCCAGTCGATCGAGCGCGCGATCAATCCGCCCGACCCGCCGCCGGCGCCCGGATCACCGGCGCCGCCTGCTGGAGACGACGACGAGAAAGAGGATGCGGCATGAGATACGCCCATATTCTGATGGCGGTCTATGAGGAGCGCTGGGCCCTGCAGGAGAGCAAGCTGCAGGCGATCCTCGACTTCATGTCGCGCCAGGCCGCAGGAGAGAAGTTCTCGGCCGAGGAGCTCGCCGCGCGCATTCCGCAGAAGACCGAGCGCGAGGTGGCGCGAAGGGTCGGCCGGGTCGCTCTGATCCCGGTTCGCGGCGTCATCGCCAACCGCATGAGTATGATGGGCGATATCTCGGGCGGCACCTCGAATGAGGCTCTCGCCTCCGCCTTCCAGTCGGCCGCCCGCGATGACGATGTGAAGGCGATCGTCTTCGACCACGACACGCCTGGAGGTGCGGTCAGCGGTACCGACGAAGTGTCGAGCATGATCTTCGCCGCGCGCGGCACCAAGCCGATCATCGCGCATGTCAATGCGACCTCGGCGAGCGCAGGCTACTGGCTCGCCTCGGCCGCGGATGAGGTCGTGATCACGCCGTCCGGCTCAGTCGGCTCGATCGGCGTCTTCGGCGTACACGACGACGTCAGCCAGGCCATGGAGAAGGTCGGCGTCAGGAAGACGCTGATCAGCGCCGGCAAGTTCAAAACGGCCGGCAATCCCTACGCGCCGCTGGATGATGAGACCAAGGCCCGCATGCAGGCGCGGGTCGATGCCTCCTATGAGCGCTTCGTCGCCGCCGTCGCCCGCAATCGGCGTGTCGCTGTGTCCCGCGTCCGCGATGGCTTCGGCCAGGGCGATATGGTGGACGCCGAAGCGGCCGTCTCCGAAGGCATGGCCGATCGCGTCGCTACGCTCGACGAGACCCTGCAGCGCTTCGGCGTCTCGCTTTATGGCGGCGCGACGCCGGCGGCCCCGAACCGGCGCGCCTCGCTTGAGCGCGCCAAGCGGGCGCTCGCCATCTGAAATACCCGCCGACCGGCGGTAACGGCCCTGCTCGCGTGCCGGCGCGAGCAGGGCTTTTTTGTACCCGGCATTCAGCCAGGAGCATCCGATGCTGAAGACGCTGCGCGCCAAGCGCACCCAGCTGGTCGCGGACATGCGCGCGATCGTCACCAAGGCCGAGGGCGAGGATCGCGACCTGACGGCCGAAGAGCAGACGAAGTTCGACGAGTTCAAGGCCGAGAAGGACGGGCTTGATACCCGCATTACCCGTCTCGAGGCGGTCGAGGCCGACGAGGCGGCGCTCGACGAGACAGTGCCGGCTCGCTCCCGCCAGGCTGGTCCGAGCCATGTGCCGGCGCGCCGGCCGAACGAAGCCAGCACGACCTTCGAGAACTTCGGCGAGTTCATGGCCTCGGTGCGCTTCCGCCCAAACGATCAGCGCCTGCATTTCGTCGAGGGCGTCGGCGCTGCCCATGACGAGAACGGCCTGCAGGCCGAGATGCGCATGGACAACGACACCACCGGCGGCTTCATGGTGCCGACGGAGTTCCGCAACCAGATCATGCAGGTCACGCCGCAGGAGGCTCTGGTCCGGCCGCGCGCCACGGTGCTGCCGTCCGGCACTGCGCCGGACGCCGGCGTGACGATGCCGACGCTCGACCAGTCCGGCGCCAACCCGGGCAACATGTTCGGCGGCGTTCAGGTGCAATGGATCGAGGAAGGCGGCGCCAAGCCCGAGACCATGCTCGGGCTCGGCGAGTTCTCGCTTGTGCCGCACGAAGTCGCCGGCTTCATGAAGATCACCGACAAGCTGCTGCGCAACTGGCCGGCGGCCGATGCGCTGATCCGCACGCAGTTCCGTGCGGCGGTCGCCGGCGCCGAGGACTGGACCTTCATTCGCGGCAACGGCGTCACCCAGCCGCTCGGCGTCCTCAACGCTCCGGCACTCAAGACCGTCAACCGCGCCGGCGCCAACAGCATCAGCTATCTCGACCTGGTCAACATGGTCGCGGTCCTGCTGATGCGCGGCGGCCTCGCTCCGGTCTGGTCGATGCCGCAGGCGGCTCTTCCCAAGATCGCGACCCTGCAGGATCCGGAGGGGCGCTACATCTGGAAGGAGAACGCCCGCGACGGATTTGCCGGCACGCTGATGGGCTATCCGCTGCGCTGGAACAACCGCATGCCGGGCCTCGGCAGCAAGGGCGACGTGCTCCTCGCCGATTGGGGCTCCTACGTCATCAAGGACGGTTCGGGTCCGTTCGTCGCGGCCTCCGAGCATGTCGAGTTCCTCAACAACAAGACGGTCATCAAGATCTTCTGGAACGTCGACGGCGCGCCCTGGATGAAGGCGCCGATCAAGGAAGAGAACGGCTACGAGGTCTCGCCCTTCGTTGCTCTCGACGTCCCGGCCTGATCGCCGGCTGCGCCCGGCATCGCCTGATGCCGTCTAGGTCCCGCGCCCAGCGGGGCCTCCGCCTCCGCCCGAAAACTCAATCCCGGAAAGGAGATCGCCATGCGCGACCTCGCCAATCACCTGCATCTCAAGCGGGCGATCAGCCCCGCCGCGGCCGTCGCGGACAATACGCCGATCGTCTCCCAGATCATCGACCGCTCCGGCTACGAAAAGCTCGTCTTCGCCATCCTGCTCGGCGCACTGGCCGATGCCGATGCGACCTTCACCGTGCTCCTCGAGCATGGCGACGCCGCCAATCTTTCCGACGCAGCGGCGGTGCCGGATGCTCAGCTCACTGGCACCGAAGCGCTCGCGAGCTTCACCTTCGCCGATGACGATAAGGTCCGGAAGATCGGCTATGTCGGACCGAGGCGCTATGTCCGCCTGACGATCACGCCCGCGGGCAATGCCGGCAACGCCTTCATCGCCGCGGTCGCGATCCTCGCCGCTGGCCGCTACGGCCCGACGCCGAATCCGCCGGTCTGATCCCAGCTCCCGCTTCTATCCCTGACAAGCGCGGCGCCGGCGGCGCCGCCCATCAAAGGACTGTCTCATGACCGACTATGTCGTGATTGCCGAGTGCGTCGACGAGCGCACCGGCCAGCGGTACCAGCGCGGGCAGAAATTCCCGAACCCGACGCCGGCGCAGGAAGATCGCCTGACTAAGGCCGGCTGCATCCGCAAGCCGACCGATGACGAGGCCAAGCTCGCGCAGGCCGAGGAGAACGCGCGCCAGCAGCAGCTGGCGACGGAGCAGGCCGAGCTGGCGCGCAAAACCAAAGAGGCTGCCGCGGCCGAGACCGAGCGCGATCGCCAGCGCCAGGAGGCTCAGGGCGAAATCGACCGTCTGGCCCAGCGTCTGGCCGAAGAGGCCCGCCAGCGCGAGGCACTCGTCGAGGAACACAAGCGCGCGCTCGGCGAGATCTCGGCCAAGCTCGACGAGGCGCTCGCCAAGCGAGCCGATGCCGAAGCGGCTGCGGTCGCGCTGCAGGGCAAGGTCGATCGGGCTGCCGTCGACCTCTCCGAGGCAAAGACGGCGCTCGCGGCCGAGGTCGATGCCCGCAAGAAGGCCGAGGACGCCCTCGCGGCGGCACAGAAGCCGAAGAAGGGCTGATCGGTGCCTCGTACCGTCGTCATCACGCCGCCGGCCGCATTGCTCACGCCGGCGGAGATCCGCGAGCAGCTGATGCTGCCGGCGAGCGTGAGCGACGGCGTGCTGTCGCGCCTGGTCAAGGTTGCCACGCAGGAGGTCGACGGGCCCGATGGCTGGCTCGGCCGCGCACTCGGCGCGCAGGTCCTGGAATGGCGAGGCGATCGCTTTCCTGCCTGCTGGGGTGACGGCCTGCGGCTGCTCTGCCAACCGATCGGGGCGATCGTCAGCGTTTCTTATGACGATGCCGATGGCCTCGCGCAGACCTTGGATTCCGCGGACTATGAGAAGCATGGCGACGAGATCTTCGCGCGCCGCGGCTTCTCCTGGCCGGCGACCAGCGGCCGGCCGGAAGCGGTGCGCGTTCGCTACAATGCCGGCCAGGCTGCAGGCGACGTGCCCGAGCTGATCAAGCATGCGATCGCGCTGCGCGTCGGCCAGCTCTATCGTTTCGCGATCTCCGACCCGACGCTGAAGAAGGAAGTTGTCGAAGGCATTGGTTCGACGGAATGGGACCTGACCGGCGCCGGCGCGCTCGTCGCGGACGAGGCAATTGCGGCGCTGCTGAAGCCGTATCGCGTATGGGTGTCCTGACGTGACGCCCGCATCTGCGATTGCGATGCTCGACCGGCAGATCGCCGCTCACGGGCGTAGCGTGACCTTGACGCGCGCCGGCGGCGTCCCGGCGAGCCTGACCTGCCGCGCATTCGTGCGCGACTTCAAGCCGGAGGAACTGATCGGCTCGATCGAGCAAGGCGACCGTCTGGCGATCTTCTCGCCGACGTCGCTGGCGCCGGACTGGATCGAACCGCGGCAGGGCGATCGGGTGCGCATCGCCGGCGCATGGCATCGCGTCCAGGCGCCGGATCGCATCGAGCTCGCCGACGTCGTCGTGCGCGTCGAGCTGCATCTGCGGGGCATGTGATGGCACGTCTGCAGCCTGTCGCGCTCCAGTTCGACGGCGCCATCACCGCGGCCCTGGCACAGACGCACCAGCAGCTCGTCGCACTCGCAAAGAGCGAGCACGGCAAGGTCATGCAGGCATCTCCGATCCCGTCGTCGTTCCGCCGCTTCGTCGACGGCCGCGAGGGCGCGCCCGAGGAGGCGGTCAAGCGCTTCGGCGTGATCGAATACCATTATCAGCGCCTGGGCGAGGTCGTGCAGGTCGCGATGGACACGCTCTTCGACCTGTCGCCTGTCCTGTCCGGCGAGTATCGGCGATCTCACACCCTGTTCGTCGGCGGCGTCGCCGTGCGCAACCTGAAGGGCTGGCAGCCGCAGAGCGGGGACGAGATCTATATCGCCAACCCGCTGCCCTATGCCCGCAAGATCGAGCTCGGCAAGATGAAGATGCGGGTGCCCGGCTCCGAGCGCGTCTATGCCCAGGCCGAGCAGATCCTGCGCCGGCGCTTCGGCAACCTGGCGGCCATCAAGTTCACCTTCATCCCGATCGCTGGCGGCGCCTTCTTCAGTGCCGGCGATACGCGCGGGCCGGTCAAGCGCTCCAGGAGCGGGCGCTTCGCCAAGGGCAGCCATGCCCGCGCCGGCGCCGCGATCGAGCAGGACCTGCGCCGGCCTGCTCTCTACATCAGGGCGTATTGAGATGGCTGACTTCGCCGGCGCAGTCGACGCCATCCTCGCGCGGCTCGAGGCGAACAAGCCTGCCGGCTTGCCGATCGCGCTGCCCAATCGGGCAAAGCCCGCGACGGTCGACGGCGACGGCAAGCCGATCGCCTGGGCCTATGCCGAGGTCCTCGGGACGACTGCGGGCATCCGCGGCGTCGGCGTGCCAGGCGATCACGTCGTCGTCGACGAAGGCCTGATCATGATCACCGTCTTCGTGCCGGACGGGGAAGGCGCCGGCCCGGGCTTCGTCCTGGCCGGACAGATCGGCGAGATCTTCCGCGCCAAGGAATTCTACGAGCCTGCGCCCGGCGTCTGCGTGCGCAGCTGGACGCCACGCATCACCGGCGGCGGCGCCGGCGACGACAGCGGCATGTGGTTCGCTGTCACTGTCACCATCCCTTTCGAGTTCTGGCGCCGAGCCTGATCTCACCCTCCCGCAAACCAGGAGCTCACCATGGCCTACCAGTCGGGGCGCAATATCCTTGTGGCCTACAAGCCGGAGGTCACCTTCGGCCTGCTGCCGGACGGCGCCGCCGGCGCCAAGGTCTTCCGCCCTAACGGCGGCGGGCTCAATCTGACGAAGGAGCCGATTCGCTCGAATGAGATCCGGCGCGATGGCCAGATGACGCGCGGCCGTCACGGCTCGCGCTCGGTCGGCGGCAGCTATACCGGCGATCTCAGTCTCGGCAGCTATGACGACTGGATTGAGGCGGCCTTCCGCGGCACCTTCGCGGCGGCGCTCGCAATCAACGAGGCGACCGCTGGTCTCACCAGCATCACGACGACCGAGAACACGATCGTCGCCGCGGCTGGCTCCTGGATCACCGCCGGCCTGCGCGTCGGCGACGTCATCCGCCTGGCGAACCATGCCACAGCCGGTAACAACGGCCGCAATCTGCGGATTGTCGGCCTGACGGCTTCGACGATCACCGTCGCGGAGGATCTGATCGAGAACGCGGTTGCCGATGCTGCCTTCACCGTCAACCGGCCGAAGAAGCTGCTGATGGGCGTGCAGCCGCGCTCCTTCTCGATCGAGGAACGCGAGATCGATATCGACGGCTCGGAGGTCTTCTCCGGCTGCCGTCTCGGCCAGATGCAGCTGCAGCTGCAGCCGAACGGCATGGCGGTGGTGACCTTCACCCTGGCCGGCCAGAACATGCAGGTGAAGCAGGGGGCGGATTCGCCCTATTTCGCCGATCCGGCCGCGACCACGTCGATCGGCATGACCTCGGTCGAGGCGATGATTCGGCTCGGCTCGGAGGACGTGCTCGACGTCACCGCCGTCGATCTCACCATCAACCTCAACGCCGCCGGCATGCCGGTGGTCGGCTCGGTGGTGACGCCCGAGGTCTTCACCAACAATGCCCTGGTCGAGGGCTCGATCACGGCGCTGAAGAAGGACGTCAACCGCGTCCAGCAGTTCCTCGACGAAGCCGAGCTCTCGCTGCACCTGCTCTTCACCGAGAACGAAAGCGAGCCGAAGGACTTCTGCTCCTTCTTCATCGGCAACCTGACGCTCGCCAATCTGCAGAAGTCGGAGCTCGGCGGAGACAATGGCCGCACGCAGCAGATCAGTCTGCTGATCGGCAAGGATGAACGCGGCGGGGCCTATGACGCCTCGACCGTGGTCTACCAGACCTCCGCCGCCTGATCGCGGCTTTTCCCGGAAAGGACATCGTCATGACGAAGCAGGACGGGAGCGCCGAGGGCGCCATCCGCACGGCGGCGGTCGCGCTCGCCGATGCCATCGCCAAGGGGCGCGAGGCCGGCCTCGCCGTCGCCTGGCCGGCGAATCCCGAGGGCCTGCGCCGCATCGCGATCAGCGAGACGGGGCCGGCCAAGGTGACGCTGACCGTGCAGGCGCCCGATCTCGATCCCGGCCTCGCCGCCAAGGCGGGCGCTGCGGCGCAGAAGGCCGCCGATCGCGTGATCGAGAAGGCCTGACCAGACCCGCCCGACAGCGGACCATCTCGCTCCGGCGAGTGTCGCGACAGGCGGGGCGGTGTGTCGGCGCCGCCCCGCCACCTTCCGACAGAGGTGCAACATGAAGACCGAAACCACCGCGGCCATCGACCTGTCCGCCTTCCAACCGGCCGATATCGGCGTGCTCGCCATTCTCCAGCCCGGGACCGGCAGGCCGACCGGCTGGGAGATCACCTTCGCCGGCCCGAGCCACGACAAGACGCTGGCGTGGGCGAATGCTAGCGCGCGCGACGAGCTGCGGCGACAAGCCCAGCTCGAAGCGCAGCTGCGCAACGGCCGCAAGGTCAAACCGGACGATATCGACGTCGACCAGGTCCGCCGCGAGAACGTCGCGCGTGTCGTGGCGCGGATCGTCGACTGGACGCCTGTCAAGCTCGACCCGAACGGGCCGACTATCGTCTTCAACGAGGCCGCGGCGACCGAGCTGCTGCTCGATCCTCGCCTCAGCTGGGTCTATCTGCAGGCGCTCGAATTCCTCAATGACGAGCGGTCTTTTACGAGAGCCTCGGCGAAGCCCTGATCGCCTACGCCGAGGCTGAATTCCGGCTGTCGGCCGTCGACAAGGATGGCTTCAGCCTTCGTGATGCGCTCGAGGCCAAGCTCGGGCGCGCCAGGACGGCGAAGGCTCGGGCTGACATCATCGAGGATCTGGCAGTGCCGCCTTTCCCTTCGGCGCTGCGCTATCTCTGGCAGGCCTTCGCCCGCATGTCGTCGCGGCGCGGATCGACGGGATGGGGACCGGCGCCGCTCAGCTGGCAGGACATCGATGCGTTCTGCCGGTTGAGCGGGTTACGATTTGCGCCTTGGGAGATTGAAACCATCGAGGCTTTGGACCGACTCGCCTTGAGTGATGCCGGCGCCAAATCCTAGGGTCGCCGGTGCTTCAGTTGGTCGCGTGACGATACGGGCCTAGCTGGTGCTAGTCGGGACGGCTTGCTCCATTCTTCGCGAGGCTGGACCGGATTTGCGCCTCGAGATGTGATTCCGGGCGCGCAAAGACCGTTTGCCAGTCCCGCATTAGCTATTTTCAACTTAGCTTCGGCTTGGTCGCAGGTTATCCACTCGTCACCTTTGCCGAGCGCATAGTCGAGCCAGTTGTAGAATAGGCGGTATGTGGCAGTCATCGAGACTGCGCCTTCGGCGGCATTGCCGTCGCTGCCGCGAGCCTTCTGATGGACTCTTAGGCTGGTATGCGTGCCTTGCGGCGATGGGGTAGCTTTAAATTCGAAGGTGTCAGTGCCGGCGACAGCTGCGAGCACCATGTAGACCGACCAGACGCGTGTGGCTGTGAATCCTTCGTTCGTATGCGCGAACGTGACGTCTCCTGGATCGGCTGAAGTCAAAACGGCTTCAGCAGCCCGGATCACCTGCTCTGGATCTCGATCGGCATAGGTGCGCTGAGATTCCGCCAACCACTGATCTCTTGTTTCGAGCTGAGGCGACGCGCAACCGCTCAATAGCGCCGTTAGAACGGCGACGCCGATCATCTTCATCCCAAATTGCCCCGCTTCCCTGCGCGAAGGACCATAATCGCATGTCTCAGGTTGTAACAACCCTGACGGTTGATGCGCGTGGCGCCGAGGCGGGCACGGCGCTCTATGTCCGCCAGATGAAGGCGGCTCAGGCGGCCTCGGATCGTGTGCTCGATGCCGAGCGGAAGGCCGCTGAGGCGCGGGAGCGCGGCACCCAGACGACACTTCGGGCGTCAGATTCTATCATGGCGATCAATCGCCGCTGGCAGACGCTGAGTGCGTCGATCGATCCGGCGGTCCGCGCCACGGTCGCCATCGAGCGGGCGCAGTTGCGGGCCGATGCCGCTTTCAGGGCGGGGCTTGCCACCGAAGCCGAGGCTGCGCGTATCGTCGACCTGGTGCGTCAGAAGCACGAGGCGGCTGCGCAGGCGGTCAACGACAACTCGGCTGCGCAGGGAACCCTGGTCCGCAGTTCCGGGCTGGCGCGGCATGAACTGATCAATCTCAGCCGCCAGGCGCAGGACGTCGTTGTGTCGCTGAGTTCCGGCCAGGATGCGCTCACCGTGCTGATGCAACAGGGCTCGCAGGTCGCTGACGTCTTCATCAGTTCTGAGGCGACGGTCGGCAGCTTCTTCCGGCAGCTTGGCGGCTGGTTGATCCGCATCGCACCATTGGCCACCGTGGCAGCGACGGCGATCACGGCTCTGTATGCGGCGATCAGCGTCGCAGGCGAGCGGCGACAGCTTGACACCTCACTGCTCGGTTCAGGCCGCAGCGTCGGGCTGACGGGCGGCCAGTACGATCAGCTCGCAAAGGCAAGCGCGGAATCGGCGCAGATCACGCTGACGAATGCGCGGCTCATCGCCGCCGAGTATGCTCGCCTCGGCCAACTCGCGGCGACCCAGCTGCCTCAGCTCACGCGGCTGACCAAGGAATATGCGCTGGTGACCGGCCAGGGCATGACGGATGCGGCGCGCGAGCTTGCAACCGCCTTTGCCGATCCCAGCCGCGGCGCTGAGATGCTGGCCGGAAAGGTCGGCGCGCTCGACAGCGTGACGGTCCGCTCGATCCGGACGGCCGAGATGTATGGCGATCGACTGCGAGCGCAGAAGCTCCTGGTCGACGGCTTGGCTCAGTCCATGGAGGGGGCGGCCGGCGCGCAGAGCAAGTGGGATCGCTTCGTCGAGCAATACTTCAGCCGTCCGGTTGATCGTGCCAAGAATGCCATTGCGGACACGGTGCTCGGTCCGGAGACTAGCGAGAGACTGGCCGCGATCGACCGGCAGCTCAAGGATGTGAGGGCCGCTGCAGCATCTGCACTGCCTGGTCCGGAAGCGCTCGGCATCAACCGTGCCCTCGCGGACCTCGAGCAGCGCAAGGCGGCGCTGCAGCAAGAGCTGAAGGTCACCCAGGATCTGGCGAAGGCGCGGGGGGATGCTGCGGACGCCAACCGCAAGATCGCCACGGCAGAGACGTCCAGCCGGGAGGCGCGGCCCTTCGGAGCCGAACTCGAGCGCCTGCAGACTGAGGCGAGCAAGCTGAAAACCGGCTATGAAGAGGCGGAGAAGGCCGCCGAAAAGCTGCTGCTCACGAAACCGGCGGACAGTCCTGAGTGGTGGGCTGCGACCAAACAGGCCGCCGAGCTGAAGGTCTCTTATGAGGCTCTCAACCGCCAGCTGACCGAGTACAAGGAGGCGCAGGCCGCCGGCTCGATCGAGGCCGACAAGGCAGCGCGGGCGCAGGAAATCCAGAAGCGCTATCTCGGCCAGGTCTCGGCGGAATCTAAGGCGGCGCTGGCGGCCGAGCTCGCCCTGAACGATGCGCGGGGCACGACGAAGACGGCGACCGAGCGGCAGGCCGAGGCCGAGCGGGCCCGCACCGACGCCTTCATCCAGACGACCCGGGCGCAGGAGGAAGCCAAGCGCGCCAGCAACGACAACATCGCTTCGCTGGATGCCCAGGCCAGGGCGGTGAAGACACTCGGCTCAGAATTCGCCGAATCCGCGAAGCTGCGGAAGGAGGCGGAGCAGTTTGCCGAGCGCAATGGCGGCAATGCCGAGGAGATCTATCAGAAGCGCCTCGCTGAGCGGCTGGCCGAGGTCAACAAGGAGATGGCGACGCGGGTGGCGCAGACGCGCGAAGCCGCGGCGGCCGAGCAGGCCGCGAACAGCCGCGGCGCCAATATCAGCGAGGCGGAGCGCGCCCAGCTGCTGCAGCGCCAGACTACCCTGATGCAGGAGCGGCAGCGCCTGGCCGCCGCCGGCATGACCGACCAGGCGGCGGTGAATGCCCAGATCGGCGAGCTCGGCCGGGCAATCGACAGAGTCAACTCGGCCCAGGCGCAGGCCAAGGCCCTGGGCATGATCTACGGCCAGCGCGAGCAGATCGCCGGCCTCGAGCAGGAAATCGCCCTGATCGGAGCGTCGACCTCCGAGCGCAATCGCCTAGTCGCGATCATGCGGGCCGAGCAGGAGCTGCGCCGGTCCGGTATCGCCCTCACCAGCGCGGAGGGGCAGGAGTATGTCGCCAACGCGCAGAAGATCGCGGCGCTGGTGACTGTCCGCGATAGCCTGACCGAGATTCGCTCGATCGGCAGCGACGCCCTCAAGGGCTTCCTCTCGGATCTGCGTCAGGGCAAGAGCGCGACCGAGGCGCTGACAAATGCCCTCGACCGTGTGGCCGACAAGCTCTTCGATATGGCCACGAACCAGATCATGAACGGCTTGTTCGGCTCGGGTGGAAGTGGGGGCGGGTGGTTCGCGAAATTCTTCCAGTCCTTCTTCAGCAGCAGCGGGAGCGGCACGCCGACGGACGCCGGCGGCACGGCCGGGTTCTGGAGCGCGCGCGGCAACGCCTTTGCCTATGGCAACGTCATCCCGTTTGCCCGCGGCGGCGCCTTCACCGACCAGATAGTGCGGCATCCGACGACATTCCCATTCGCTCGCGGCACCGGGCTGATGGGCGAAGCCGGACCGGAAGCGGTGATGCCGTTGCGCCGCGACAGCCAGGGGCGGCTCGGCGTCGCCGCTGCGGGCGGCGGGGCGCCACAGTTCAACATGCAGGTCGTCAACAACGCCGGCGCCGAAGTGAAGACCGAGAAGCGCGAGAACGACACCGGAGGCTTGGACATCGTGATGATGATCGACCAGGCAGTCGCGGAGAGCGTCAGCAAGCCGGGATCGGCGACTAACCAGGCGCTGCGCACCAATTTCGGTGCGCGTCAGCAGCTGACGAGGCGCTGAGATGGCCGTCGATCCATGGCCGGCCGAACTGCCGACCCTGCTGCTGCAGGAAGGCTATTCCGAGCAGGAGGCCGAGAACCGGCTGCGTTCGAACACCGACAAGGGCCCGGGCAAGAGCCGCCCGCGGTCGAGCTCTAACGTTCGGCCTGTCGCCGCGGCAATGATGATGACCGATGCCGAGAAGGCGCTGATGCGATCCTTCATCACCGAGACGCTGCTGCAGGGGACGCTGCCGTTCACCTTCCCCGCTCCAGATGGCAGCGGGGATTGGCTGGTGCGGTTTGCCCAGGACGGCCTGCCCGCATGGTCGCCGTCCGGAGACCTGCGTTGGCGTGTTGCCTTCCGGCTGGAGATACTGCCGTGAGGACGCTCTCGCTGACGATGCGCGAAGCGCTCAATACCGAGCACAGCGGCGAGGTGCCGGTCTTTCTGCTGCGCATCACCCACGCGCTGCTCGAGGAGCCGATCCTGATCTCGACCGACCCGACCGAGCGGCTGGAAGAGTCGCCGCTGACCTACGGCACGCGCAGCCGAGGTCAGAGCTACATCTTCCTGCCGATGAACTTCGCTCTGCCGGACGAAACCGATGGCGGCGTGCCGGCAATGCGCCTGACGATCGACAATGTCGGGCGCGAGCTGATCAACCTGCTGCGCTCGACCTCGACGCCGGCACTGGTGGCCATGGAACTGGTCCTGGCGTCAGCGCCGGATGCGGTCGAGATCGCAATGCCGCAATTCGAGCTGGTCAGCGCCGACTATGACGCCGAACAGGTCACGCTCACCCTGGCGCTCAATGGGCTGGCGACCGAGCCGTTTCCTTACGGCTCCTTCTCGCCGGCGACCTTCCCCGGATTGTTCTGACATGCGGCTGCAGGATTATGTCGGCCTGCCCTTTGCCGAGCGCGGGCGGGGCCGCGATGGCGTCGACTGCTGGGGGCTCGCCTGCCTGGTCTATGCCGAGCAGCTCGGGATCGCGCTGCCGCACCACGCCGAGGACTATGTCAGCACGGCCGATCGCGAGACGCTGCAGCGGCTGATCGCGGAGGGGCGCAGCTGCTGGCGCGAAATCCCGTGCGACGCCGTCCGCGCCTTCGATCTGGTCGAGATCAGTAATGTTGGCGTGCCGCATGTCGGCATCGTCGCCGGCGCCGGGCTGATGCTGCATATCGAAGCCGGAAGTGATGCGGTGATCGAGCGGCTTTCCAGCCCGCGCATCGCCCGCCGCCTGCGCGGCTTCTTCCGGCACGAGAGCCGCTGATGCCGCTTCCCGCTCGCAGTGCGCGGCCGGCCCAGATCCTGGCGCCGGGCGACGGCCTCGTCGACGTCATCGTGCGCAGGCATCCGCTGCGCGGCGAGCGCAGCTTCCTGAAGCTACCGGCCGGGCTCTCGATCGCCGAGCTGGTCGAGGAAGCCTGGCCCGAACGCAGCGGCAAGCCGGCAGTCGCCTATCTCGCCGACCAGGTCGTGCCGAGCGAGCTCTGGGCGCGGGTGCGGCCCAAGCCCGGCGCGACCTTGATCTTGCAGCCTTTGCTGCAGGGCAAGGGTATCTTGCGTTCGATCGCCATGATCGCGGTGGCGATCATCGCGCTGGTGGTGGCGCCCTATCTGGCGGGTGCGTTGTTCGCGGGCGCCAGTGCGGCCTTCATCGCTGGAGCGACGGCCGCGATCGGCGGTGCGATCACGATCGGCGGGTCGCTGCTCGTCAACGCGCTGTTCCCGATCAAGACGAAGCCGCCGTCAGCTAACAACGCTTTGGCGCCGAGCGAAGAGCAGGCGCGGCTGATGTCGATCTCAGGCGCGCAGAACCAGCCGCGCCCCTTCGGCACCATTCCGGTCGTGCTCGGCAAGCACCGGATCTCGCCGCCGTTTGCCGCCAAGCCCTTCACCGAATTGGTCGGCGCCGACCAGTATCTGCGCCTGCTGTTCTGCGTCGGCGCCGGGCCGCTCGCGATCAGCGAAGCCAAGATCGGCGAGACGCCGCTCGGCGAATTCGCCGGCGTCGAGATCGAAATCCGCAACGGCTATGCGGAGGACACGCCGCCGTCGCTATTCGCCGGCCAGGTCGAGCAGCTCGACCTCGCGATCGTGCTCAAGGCCAATGTCCAGAATTCGCGCTACACCGATCCGGACACTGACGAGATCTCAATCGAGATCACTGCGCCGCAAGGTATCTTCTATCTCGACACCGCGACCGGCGAGCGCAAGGCGCTCGGCGTCCACACCCGTGTTTTCTACCGCCATGTCGAGGCCGGCACCGGCTACCAACAAGTCGACGGCGAGATCATCTTCGATCGCGAACTGGCGCAGGCGCGGCGCGGGATCAGTTTTCCAGTCACCCGCGGCACCTATGAGGTCATGCTCGCCCGGCTCACACCGGACTACGATGAGGATATCTACGCCGACGAAGTCGTCTGGACGATGCTGCGCTCGATCCGCAAGAACCTTCCTGTGGTCGCTCCCTATCCGGTGGCGCTGATCGCGCTCAGGATCAAGGCGAGCGAGCAGTTGTCCTCGATCGTGGACACCTTCAACGTCGTCGCCGAGTCGCTCGGCACCACCTATAACGGCTCGGGCTACAGCTTCGCGCCTTCGCGTAACCCGGCCGATCTGTTCCGGCTGGCTCTGCAAGCGGCAGCCAACGCCCTGCCGGTCGCCAATGACCTGATCGATTACGAGGCGCTGCAAAGCTGGTGGGGCTACTGCAACCGCGAGGGCTTCACCTATGACGCCGTGGTCGAAGAGCCGACCTCGGTTTATGAGAGGATTGCGCTGATCTGCGCCGCCGGCCGGGCCGTGCCGACCTTCAAGGACGGCAAGTGGAGCGTCGTCTGGGAGCAGTTCGACACGCCGATCGTCCAGCACTTCACCCCGCGCAACTCGTCAGGCTTCACCGGCACGCGCGTCTACCAGCGCACGCCGCATGCCTTCCGGATCAAATTCATCAACGCCGCCAAGGGCTGGGCCGCCGACGAGCGCATCGTCTATGACGACGGCTACGATCCGACCAATGCGACGCTGTTCGAAGCGCTCGACGTCGATGGCGTCACCGATGCCGATCTCGCCTGGAAGTTCGGGCGCTATCACATCGCCCAGGCGCGCCTGCGGCCGGAGCGCTACTCGATCCTGGTCGACTGGGAGAACCTGCGCTGCACCCGCGGCGACAGGGTCGTGCTGGCGCATGACGTCGCTAAGATCGGGCTCTATCAGGGCCGGGTGAAGGCGGCGGCCGGCAACCTGGTCACGCTCGACGAGCGCATCATCCTCGAGGCCGGCAACAGCTATCGCATCCGCTTCCGCCTGGCCGACGGCTCTTCGCTGCTGCGCGACGTCGTCGCCATCGAGGGCGAAGCCAACACGGTGACGCTGAGCGGCGCCGGCAGTCTGCCTGCGGTCGGCGACCTCTTCATGATCGGCGAGACCGAGCGCGAGACGATCGTCTGCCGTGTGTTCGAGATCGCACATCAGGACGATCTCAAGGCGCGCCTGACGCTGGTCGACGACGCGCCGGCGCTGCAATACGCCCATAGCGGCGCGATCCCGGCCTTCGATTCCAAGATCAGCGAGCCGGCCGATCCGTTCCGGCTGCCGCCGCGCAATCTCTCGGCCAAGGAGATGATCAAGCAGGCGGGCTCCGGCGCCACCACCGTCGTGGTCCGCCTCGCTTGGCAATCGCCACGGCTCGGCCAAGTCCGCGGCTTCGAGGCGCAATGGCGCGACGAGCAGGCCGCCGGCGCCGGTACCAGCGGCTGGACCGGGTCGCAGACGGTGCTGGCGCCGCAGCAATGGGTCGATATCGACAACTTGCTGCTCGGCAATTACGGCTTCCGGGTCCGGACTCTCTTCGAAGATGGCCGGGTCTCCAACTGGTCTGTGCTGCCGGCCAGCGCGATCACCGGTGACCTGCTGCGCAACCCGCTGCCGAACATCAGGCGCCTGCGCACGACCTTCCGGGACGGCATCCGCTTCCTAGACTGGGATGAGGTCAAGGACTGGCGCGGCGGCGTCCGCTACGAGATCCGCAAGGGTCCGACCTGGGAGGGCGCGCTCCTGGTCGAGACGGTGGCGCACCCGCCGATCGCGACGCTCGGCAACGACACCTATTGGGTCGCGGCCGTGGCGAGCCCGGTCACCGGCCTCACGGTCTATTCGGCGCAGCCGCAGGCGGTCACGATCACCGGCGCCACGCTCGTCGGCAATGTCGTCGCCGAGTTCGACGAGAAGGCGAGTGGCTGGACCGGCACGACCTATGGCACTGTTGCGGTTGCCGGCGACGATCTGCGCACCGGCGGCGCCGGCGACATCCTCGAGATCCCGGACTTCCTGGCCGAGCCCTCGATCCTGGACTATGGCGGCGGCGGCTCCGGCGCCTACGAAATCCCCGGCACGCATTACATCGATGCTGGCCGGGTCGCGGCCTGCGCCGTCTCGATCGACCTGACCGCCACGGCGATCTGGAGTGACCAGAACATCCTGACCGACCCGGATTTCCTAGGGAACCAGGACATCTTCACCTCGGAGGCGGCGCGTAAGGTCGAGGTCTTCGCCGAGATCTGCCTCGGCTACAGCGACCCGTCGGACATCTATTCGGCGAGCGACGTCTACGAATCGCCCGACGTCTACAGCCAGAACATCGACTGGGGGCCGTGGCAGCGCTTCACGCCCGGCGCCTACACCGCCCGGCACTTCAAGTTCCGGGTAATCATGACGACGCTTGATCCCCGCGCCATCGCGATCGTGCAGCATTTCGCCTATCGCGTCGACGTGCCGGACCGGATCGACCACCGCCTCGGCCTCGACGTGCCCGTCGGAGGCCTGGCGATCGTCCACCGTCCGGACGGCGCCAGCGAGGATGTGCCGTTCAATGGCGGCCCAAACGGCTTGGCGGTGCCTTACGTCAACGTCACCATCCTCGACGGTGGCGACGGCGTGCCGGAGTTCACGGCGCAGGCCAAGGCCGGCTGCACGCTCAAGATCAAGTCGGGCGGCGTCGCTGTCGCCCGCAAGGTCAATCTCGACATCCAGGGCTTCTAGAGCCCGCTTTCGCCAGGACATCGCCATGATGCTTCTTCGTCGCCTGGTCGGCGCGCTCGCGCTCGCCTGCGCCCTCGCTGTGCCGGCGCTCGCCCAACAGGGCGCGCTCACCATCCCGCTCTCCGGCCCCAACCAGTTCGGCGGCCCGACCGGCGTCGCCAGCCAGATCAACGCAGCCATCCTGGCGACGGGCGCGAAGAATGCTGGCGCGACCGCACCGACCAACGCCGCCGGCGGCTCGCCCTTCACCTTCCAGGAGTGGATGGACACCTCTGGCCAGCCGCGCAGCTGGAAGATATGGGACGGCAGCCAGTGGGTGGTGCTGGCGACGCTCAACACTTCGACACATGCCCTGACGGTCCCGGTCTCGGCCGGTGGCACCGGCTGCAACGCCGCGGCCGGCGCCTGCGTCGATGCGATCAGCGGCTGGAGCGCGACCGGGCTGATCGCCCGCAGCGGCTCTGGCGCCTACCAGTTCCGGACCCTGACCGGGACGGCCAATGAAGTCACTGTCGCGAATGGCGACGGCGCCAGCGGCAACCCGACGCTGTCGCTCCCGTCGGCACTCACCTTCACGGGCAAGACGATCACGGGCGGCGCCTTCACCGGCGGCACGCTTAACAATGCTGCGATCGGCGGTACGACGCCGGCGGCCGGCGCCTTCACCACCGTCACGGCCTCGACGCCGATCGCCCTCGGCTCCGGCGGCACCGGCGCCAGCACCGCCTCGGCGGCGCGCACCGCGCTTGGCCTCGCCATCGGCAGCGACGTCCAGGCCTATGATACCAAGCTCGCGGCGCTCGCCGGGCTGACCTCGGCCGCTGACAAGATGCCCTATTTTACTGGCGCCGGCACGGCCGGCCTCGCCGACTTCTCCGCCTTCGCCCGTACCCTGCTCGACGATGCCGATGCGGCGACGGCGCGCGGCACGCTTGGCGCGGCGGCGAGCGCCCGGCAGATCGCGACCGGCGCCGGCCTGTCGGGTGGCGGCGACCTCACCGCCGACCGGACGCTGGTCGCGACCGTGCCGGTCAATGCCCAGAGCGGCACCAGCTACGCGCTGGTCGACGGCGACCGAGCCAGGCTGGTCACCGCCAGCAACGCCGCAGCGATCGCCTGGACGATCCCGCAGGCCGGTGCCTCCTCACAGTTTGTCTCCGGCTGGCATGCCGATCTGCAGAATCGCGGCGCCGGCACGCTGACCCTGACGCCAACGACGTCGACTATCGACGGCCAGGCCAATCTGGTGCTGACCAGCGGCCAGGGCGTTCGCCTGTTCTCAGACGGCACGAACTACTTCACGCAGCGCGGCTTCTCCGCCAGCGGCGCCGGCTCCGGCACGGTGACCTCGATCGTCGCCGGCACAGGCCTGTCCGGCGGCACGATCACCAGCTCGGGCACGATCGCGCTGACCGCGCCGCTCGGGCAGGTCAGGCTCGACAAAAGCGGCGCGAACCTGCGGCTCTGCCCGCGCAACGGCAACCTGCTCACCATCAACGGCGTTAACGCTACGCTCTCGACCAGCTGCATCACCCTTGCGGCGACCGGGCTTTCGGCCTCGACCACCTATTACATCTACGCCACCGCATCGGGCGGGGCGGTCACCGCGCTGGAAGCATCGGCGACGGCTCGCGCGACGCATAGCGACGGCACGCAGATCAAGAGCGGCGACGCGACGCGGGCGCTGGTCGGCCTGGCCCGCACCACCTCCGGCACGGCCTGGGCCGATACCGACGCCCAGCGCCTGGTGCGCAGCTGGTTCAACCGGCCAGCTGTCACCGGCACCGCGGCCTTCACGGCGCAGCGCTCCACCTCGAGCACCAGCTGGGCCGAGCTCAACAGCGAGATCCGGGTCGAGTTCCTGATCTGGGACGACGAGGTCGCGAGCGCGGCGCTCAACGGCTACTCGTTCAACTCGGCCAGCGCAACCACCTATGCCTCGGTCGGCTACGACGGCACGACCAATGAGGGCTCGGTCGCCAATTTCGGCACGGCCGGCGGCGCGATCGGCTACGCCCGTGCCCGAAGCGGCCTCTCCGAGGGCTATCACTACGCCACGCTGCTCGGCCGCGTCTCGTCCGGCACCGGCACCTATTCGGCGCTCTCGCCCGAATTCACCACGCTCTCGCTCCTCATCCACTGATCGTCCCGAAAGGACCGCCCCGATGCGAACCATCCTCCTGCGGATGGCGCTGGCGCTCGCGCTCGCGCTGTCGCTCTTCCCGCCGCCGGCAGCCCGCGCCGACCAGGGCTCGGCCTGCATGCCGACCACCGGCACGGTCTCGGGCCTCGCATTCGCCCAGGCGGTCAATCTCGGCTTCGCCGCCGTGATCTCGACCAATTCCGGCGCGACGGCGCCGGCGACGGGCTGTGCCGGCGTCGCGGTCAAGGGCCAGTGGTGGCTCGACACCTCGGCGACGCCAAACATTGTCAAGTTCTATGACGGCACCAACTGGCTCGCCGTCGCCTCGGTCGATCTCACCAACCATGTCTGGGTCCCGCCCGTCGGCGGCGGCACGGCGACGCTGGCGAGCGCCTCGACCGTTGATCTCGGCGCTGCGCCGGCCTCGGCCGTCACCATCTCCGGCACGACGACGATCACCAGCCTGGGCTCAAGCGCCGTCGCCGGCTCCGCGAAGTTCATCCGCTTTTCCGGCGCGCTGACGCTGACGCACAACGCCACCAGCCTGATCCTGCCGACCGGTGCCGATATCGCCACCGTCGCCGGCGACACGGCGATCGCGATCGCGCTCGGCGGCGGCAACTGGTCGCTCTGGGGCTATTCGCGCGCCACCGGCCTGCCGGTCGCCAACCAGGCCGTGCCAGTCGGCACCGTGCTCGACTATGTCGGCTTCAACCTCCCAGACAGTAATTACGAGTTCACGCTCGGCCAGTGCCTGACGCGCGCAAGCTATCCTCTGGTCGCGCCGGCGCTCGGCAAGGCGCAGCAGGGCTCGCGCTCCTCAGGCGGCACGACGATCACCGGCATCGCCGATACCAGCATGTTCGGGCTCGGCATGCAGGTCGAAGGCACCGGCATCCAGGCCGGATCGACGATCTCGAGCTTCACCTCCTCGACGATCACCCTGTCGCTGCAGGCGCTGTCGACCGGCACGGCCGACGTCATCGTCTATCCGGCCTCACCCTGCTCGAGCCCGGCGACCGAGATCCGCCTGCCGGATCTGCGCGGGCGCGTCGCCGCCGGTCGCGACAACATGGGCGGCACCGCCGCCGGCCGCATGACGAGCGGCGGTGGTGGCATCACCGGGACGGCATTGGGCAACGCCGGCGGCTCCGAGACCGGTACCCTCTCGATCGCACAGCTGCCGACCGTGACGCCGTCCGGCTCGGTGGTGACGAGCATCTCCGGCAGCGTCACGATCTACGATCCCGGTCATGCGCACGGGGTCAATGCGTCGGGCTCGAACACGGCCGTCAGCACGAGCCCGCAGAACGCGACCACGCCGCTTGCAGCCAACAATAACACCTCGACGGCTTATACCGGCATCACCGCTGCATTTTCCGGGGCTGCCTCATCAGCCTTCTTCGGCAACTCTTTCGGTTCCGGCAACGCGCATTCGCGCATGCAGCCGACGGCCGTCGTCAACAAGATCATGCGGGTGAGGTGATGGGCACGCGCAGAATCGGACCTTATTTCGGCGACGAGCTCGCGGCGGCCGGGCTGGCGGGCCTGCCGATCTCGTGGGGCGAGGATGGCATCGTCACTGGCCGCGAGCTGCTGATGGCGCCGCAGCAGGCTGCGCTCGACGCGGTGATCGCCGCGCACGACCCGCAGCGGCCCCGCCTCGGCGACTATCGCAGCGCGATCCAGGCGCATGTCGATGCGACGGCCCGGGCGCGCGACTACGACAGCGGCGTCTCCTGCGCCTCCTGGGTCGCCTCGACCAATCCGGCCTGGGCTGCCGAAGCGCAGGCCTTCGTCGCCTGGCGCGATTCCGTCTGGGCGCATGTCTTCGGCGAGCTCGCCAAGGTTGAGACCGGCCAGCGCGAGCAGCCGACGATCACGGCGCTCCTCGAGGAGCTGCCGGCGATGGCCTGGCCGGCCTGACGTCGCCGCCCTTCCCAACACGACACCCGGAACCTCCCATGACGAACGCTGAGATCCAGCGGGCGCTTATCGCGCTCGGCTTCAACCCCGGCCCGGTCGACGGCCGCCTCGGTGACAGCAGCAAGGTCGCGATCAAGGCCTTCCAGGGCAAGTTCGGCCTCGTCGCCGACGGCATCGCCGGCCGGCAGACGCAAACTGCACTGACGCAGGCGCTGGCGGCGCCCAAACCCGGGCGGCCGGAGCCGGACAAGAGCGCGATCGTCGCCCCTGTGCCAGCGTCGCAGCGGCTTGGCACCGTCACCGCGGCCCCGCCGCCGAATGTCGCCAGCTTGCAACTGCTCGACACCGCCCGCGCGATCGCCGAGATCATCTGGCACTGCACGGCGACGCCGGAAGGCAAGGACTACACGGTGGCCGACGTGCGAGCCTGGCACAAGGCGCGCGGCTGGTCGGATATCGGCTACCACTATGTGATCTATCGCGACGGCCGGATCATACTCGGCCGCCCGGTCGGGCAGATCGGCGCCCATTGCGAGGGCCATAACACCGGCACGATCGGCTGCAGCTATATCGGCGGCCTCTCCGCCGACGGGAAAACCGCCAAGGATACCCGCACGCCGGCGCAGCGCGCCTCAATGCTCTGGCTGACGCAGCAGCTCGCCGCGAAGCATCGCGGGATCACACGTGTCAGCGGCCACAACCAGTACGCCAACAAGGCCTGCCCGAGCTTCAACGTCCGTAAGGATGAATTGGCGAGGGCGGCCTGATGAACCGGCGCAGCCTCCTTCGCCTGATCGGTCTCGCGCCGGTCGCCGTGCCTGCGATCGCTTCGGCGGCTCCCGCCGCGGCCGCTTCAAACCACTCTGTCGCATACAGGCGGATGGTATTCGGCGAATGGCGTCAGTTCGCCCCTGCCGAGCTCGAGACACTGCGCGTCTACGTCGGCGAGACGATTCATCTCGACTTGCCCGTCGTCGCCGAAGGCGTCGGCTTCCAGGACGGCGACGGCATCTGATCCCGCCGGCGGCCGGGCCTGCCGCCATCCTCACCATCATGGAGATCATCATGATCCGCTTCGCGGCGCTGGGCGCCTGCTGCCTGCTGCTCATCGTCCTCGGCGCCCATGCCGAGGCGCAGACCGTCACGACCGGGGAATCCCTCTTCGGCGTGTTCAAGCCCTATCTGACCGAGCTCGCTAGCGTCTTCGTCGCGGCGCTCGCGGCCTGGCTGTTCAAGCTCATTCGCGAGAAGCTCGGCATCGACATCGAAGCCAAGCACCGCGACGCCCTGCAGGCCGCTCTGACCAATGCGGCCGGCCTGGTGATCAACCGGGCGGGTGGCCTGGCGGGGGCGCTGGCGCTGCCGAACGCCAATCCATTGGTGCAGCAGGGCGTGAGCTACGTCATCGACAGCGCGCCGGACGCACTGAGGCACTTCGGCATCACGCCTGAAGAGGCCCGCCGCATCCTCACCGAAAAGCTCGAGGCGAAGATCGGCGTGCTCATCTCCACCGGCGCCGCGGCGAAAGCCTGACCTCAAACTGCCGGCCGGAGCCTGCGCCCATGCCTCATCGCGAGGCGCCACCCCCGGCCATGCTGCCGGGCACCTACGTCATGGACCAGGCGACGGTGGATCGACTGGCTTCCACGGCGGCCCTCGCAGCGGCCAGGGCGGTCCAGGACGAATCCCTGACGAAGGACGATGTCGAAGAAATCGTCGAGGAGGGCATCAAGCGTTTCATGGAGCGTGTCGGCATCGACGACGTCCCCGAGTTCCGGAAGGACCTCACGGCCATGCGCGCGGCACGCGAGACGCGCGAAGCGCTGATCCAGCACGGGATCAAGGCCGTCCTCACCGTGCTCGTCGGCGGCATGCTGACGGCCATCTGGCTCGCGATCAAGGGAGCGAAGTGATGCTGTCAGCGAAGACGGTCGCGGCCGTCGGCGTCTGGTCGACTGCCGGCGTCGTCGGCACGACCCTGTTCCTCTATGCGACGCCGATGCTGGAGCAGCGCTTCGCGCCTGTGCTGGTCGATCAGCGCGTCGAGACGGATCTCGACGACCGCACACCAGGGCGCATGTGCTGGACCTGGCATTGGTCCAAGGTTCGCTATGCCCAGCCGATAGTGGTGTCGTGGTCGATCACCGTCGAGGGGACGGCCGTCGAATTCCCAGCCATCACCGAGCGCCAGCGCGACGGTGAGGTGCTCCGCAGCCCGCAGGCGAGCTCGCTCGGGCCCGGTCGGAACGATCTCTGCGTCGTGATCCCGGCCGATCTTGACCGCGTCTCCGGCCTTATCATCCGCGGCCAGATCAACTACCGCATGCCGCACGGGCTCTGGACCATCTGGCAGGAACTGCCCGCCGTGCGGGTGCCGCCATTGCCGGGGTGATCTCCCTGAAACGTCTCACCGCAATCGGCCGCGCTCGGCATCGACCTGCCTATAGTGCTGGTGGATGCTGCCGCGCGACATCAGGTTGCGCCCGCCGCAGAGATGACAGCTATGGCCGAGGCAGATATCGGGAATCGGCAATTCCGCCGGCAAGTCGTCAGTCGAGACCTCCCGGTACTTGACGCAGTCATGGCACCAGATCTCGGCGCGGTGCAGCCCCAGCGCCCGATGACTGCCGACCGTAGCCGGCTGGATCATCGTGCCGTCTTTCTCGTAAGCCCGCCTAGGGTTTCGCATCTCGACCTCATTCAGCCCTGCCACGGCGGGGCGAACGGCGCGCGCAGCGCCGCCCGCCGCGGGCCGACCTGGCAGAAGGTCCCGCGAAGCCTGCTCGATCCGATGAAGGCAACCCGCCGCGCGCACCGGCGCGCTCCAGAACGGTTGCATGTTCTCGGAATGTTCTCAATGGGTGAGTTCCCGTTTTCCCCGGTCCGGCAGGCTCGGCCGCCGGCGCCCTATATCGGCGGCAAGAAGCAGCTGGCGGCGAGGCTCGCCGAGCTGATCCAGCGCGTGCCGCACCACACATATGCCGAACCCTTTGTCGGCATGGGCGGCGTCTTCCTGCGGCGGACCCAGGCGCCCAAGGCCGAGGTCATCAACGACGTCTCGGCCGACGTCGCGACGCTGTTCCGCATCCTGCAGCGCCACTATGTGGCATTCATGGACATGCTGCGCTTCCAGCTCACCAGCCGGCGGGATTTCGAGCGGCTGATGCAGGTCGACCCGGCGACGCTGACGGATCTCGAGCGCGCTGCGCGCTTCCTCTACCTGCAGAGACTGGCCTTCGGCGGCAAGGTCGCCGGCCGGAATTTCGGCGTCTCTCCTGGGCTGCCCGGCCGATTCGACGTGACCAAGCTCGCGCCGGCGCTCGCCGATCTCAGTGAACGCCTGGCCGGCGTGATCATCGAGAACCTTCCCTTTGCCGATTTCATCTCGCGTTATGACGGCGCCGGCGTGCTGTTCTATCTCGATCCGCCCTATCATGGCGGAGAGGCGGACTACGGCGCCGGCGTCTTCCAGCGCCGCGACTTCTTGCGCCTGGCCGAGCAGCTCGCCGGCATCAAGGGCGCCTTCATCCTCTCGATCAACGACACGCCCGAGATCCGGCGCATCTTCTCCGCTTTTGTGCTGGAAGAGGTATCGCTCACCTATACGATATCGGAAGGCGTAGCGACCGAAGCGCATGAACTTATTATTAGGTCGAATGGTCTGCGTTTCGATTTGGAAAGCCAACTTGGCTTGTTTTAA